TCATTCTCATCACCACGGGACTCCCAGTTATGGTACTGGATCTCGCCGAACCGACCGGTTGTGTTCAGCAGGTCGATCTCGTCGGTGACAGCCCGAATGATTGACTTGTAGACGGGGGAGATTATAGCGGGACGCATGGCAAAGCTCGACAAAAGTTTCGTTCGTCTCCGCTTCTCCTTTGGCGCCTCCGAAGTCAAGGGCCGACAGCGGTATGAGAACACGGCGGCATACATCGCCGGCAAGGTCGCCATCGCCTACGCTGATGATGTCTGGGAGAAAGCCAAGGCCACGCTGGCCGACCGCATCCAGCAGGACGTTGAACGCGAGCTAGTCCACACCGCTTATCTGTTCCGACGCCACATCAACGGGCTCGGCGGGAGCCGGTCGGGCGTGCTGACGTCCGCTGTCGGCGGCGCGCAACCGCTTGCGCTCTCCTCGGCTCTGCCGCCGTGGGCGCCGCGCGGCGCCGTCTACCTTGAGCGCAAGGCCGCGGCCGGCGCCGGAAAGCGATGGTTCAACAACACAGGATGGCGAGCGCGGCGTGGGCAGAGCGCCGAGTATCCGCGCGACCCCGGCCGGCTCGTTCAAGAGATCAACTCCGGACTGTTCGAGCGGGCATACGGTCCGATCAAGGTGACGATCGTGCGCAACAACCGGACCACGCCGAACGACGCGGCTGGCTTCATCGCCTTGGGGAAGAAGAAGGACATGCACGTTCAGGTGGCCAGCATCCGGGTCTCGGCTTTACGCCGCATCAACCCCGGCATCCTGCCTACGCTGCGAACGGGTAATTTCTCAGGCGTGGAGAACCCGGCCATTCCCCGCATGATCTACAGCAGTGGGGTTCCCTTTGCCGCACAGATCGCGCAGCGCTTGGGGCCGACAAGTCGCGGCCGATACGTCCCCGGTGGCACCGGCGTTTACCGGCCCACGCTGGAGCCCTTCATCGGCTACTTCCTCACTCGCTCGATCCCGGCCGCAGTCGGCGCGCGGATCAAGCAAGGAGGTCTTGGTCGGGTGGTTCGAAGCTAGAACTTCAACATATTGTTGATCAATGCGACGGCTGCTTCGGGTGTCGCCGCTCCGGCGGTGACGTCGTTTTCCTTGCGAGGTGGGCCGGCTTTGGGCGTCTCGCCGCCGAGCGCCGCATTGACGATGTTCACAAGGCTGTTCTGCTGATGGCGCAGCTTGGCGCTCTCTTCTCCCAGCCGCAGCTGGATCCGACTTTGGATCTCACGCCGCGCCTTCGTGAAGTACAGCGGCATGAGATCGTCTTCGTCTATTCCGTAGGCCCAGCAGACGGCGTCTGCATAGCTGAGGTCTCGGAACCAGTCTCCGAAGCTGTCGGTTCCGGGACTGCTGGGACCAGCGTTTGATAACGAACTCCCAGCTGTCCCATCGAGTTCGCCCGCGTCACGAAAAAATACAAGACGTGGTCCGTGGCCCACATCAGCAAGCGCTCGATTTCTTCGGACGGGATCTTCACCTCGTCAGCGTCAATGAGCGAGGCCTCGTCCTTGATCGACTTGGCGCTCGGTGTCAGGCAACGACGCACGATGTAATCCTGCGTGTAGGGGTCGTGCATCACCAGCTGGAGCGTCGTCTGGGCGTTCGGCAGCAGCTTGCGCAAATCCATCTCGAGCCCGTAGGTCATCTTGATGTCGTCACCGCTGCTCAGGTCGAACCGCAGCGGGGGGCGCTCGGGTAGCTTGATAGCATCAGTCATGGGTCGGAACCTCCGCATCGAGAACATGGCCAGCGATTAGGCGCCGGAGTGCGTCGTCGAGGCTGATATGCTTGTCCATGCCCAACAGCAAGAGCTGCGTGATCTTTTTGTTGAGGTGGACGTGGTCGGCCCGAGCCATATCGCTCATCGCGATATATTGGGTGATCGGAACACGAACGGTGAAAGCACGAAACTCCTCGCGCTCTTGGGTCTTCTCTGTCATAAAATCCATCTGGTTATCTGCGGTTGACCCGATCTCTATTGAGCGAAAGCTCGAAGAAGGCGAGAGGCAGGTGTGAATTAACGTAAGGAGCGCCACATGGCCGACGTTCAGAAGTCCGCATTTTCCCTGACCAGCGCGACGCTGATGATGGCCCCGGCCTTCACCACCGACGTGTTTTCCCTTCGCCCCGATCTGCACTCGGTGGGTATGTCGTCCGAAGTCAACGTCACCGTTGACAGCTCGGTGACGGCGCTGCTCAACGGTGTGGCGCAGGCGACGGTGGACTCGAAGCGCACCGGCGTGTCGGCCAGCATCACGGCCAACGTCTACGAAATGACCGCCCAGAACCTGATGCGGTCGCAGGCGCTTGCCAACAACCCGATCACCATGAAGCGCGGCGTTCTCAGCGCAGCCCTTGCTTCGGCCGCGGTGTCGGTCTCGATTACCAGCTCGCCGGTCCCCGGTGAAACGACTTCGGCCATCACGGCAGTTACCGATATCCCGCTCGGCTCGACGCTGCTGATCCAGCGCGCCAACCAGCCGGACTATATGTTCATCGCCACCAGCTCGGCTGCGGCCACCGGCACCGGCCCTTACGTGGTCGCTATCGCCGGCTCCGCAATCCCGGCGGGCATGACCTTCGCCGCCGGCGATCTGGTCTGGGTCGTGGACGACATCCCGATCGCCTCGATCGACTCGGACGACGTGTTCGGCGTGAAGATCGTCGGCACCTTGTCGCAGTTCAACCGTCCGATCGTGGCCGTCTTCCCGAAGGTCCGTGTAGCGAAGGGCTTCCAGCTCTCCTTCAACGAGACGCAGTACACGTCCATGCCGTGGGAGCTTTCGCCGCTCCTGCTCAGCTCCAGCGAGGTGGCCTCGGTCACGCGCGGCAGCGAGATCGGCACCCGCGCACCGGGCGTGGTTTACGTCGGCGCCTAATCAGCTGCTTGACATTTTATCGAAAGAGCGCCTAGTTGGCGCTCTTTCTTTGTGAGCTAAGCCTTGCCGATTATTCCCGTCGAACATGTCATGGACTCCCACAGCCTCATCAACGATGGGACTGTGGACCTGTTCGATCTGACGCCAGCGGGGGGCACAGGCGTGGTTCGTTTCAAGGCTGACAACGACGTGACGTGGCGTGGCCTTGCCTACACCGGCATCCCTCTTGCACTCTCCGGCGAGAAGCGATCGAGCGACGTGGGCCTGACCATGCCCAAGCTCACGATTGGTCAGCCCAACATCGACCTCTCGTTGTTCAAGGGCATGGTCTACGACGGCTACCTCGACAACGCCGTGATCACGCGGTCGCACCTGCTGGTCGACAACCTCGTCAACAATCGGCTGATCCGCGAGACGCAAGTCTACCGCGTAAAGCGGGTGGAACAATACTCCCGCAGCCAGATTGTCATGCAGCTTGCAACCTTGAGCGACAGCCTCGGATTTTCCATGCCCTATCGGACCTACATGCCGCCGGGCTTTCCATCGGTGCAGATGTGACCTTGAACTACGAACACCTGATCGGGCGTCCCTTCATCTGGGGCGCGAGCGATTGTCTCTCCCTGTTCCGAGACTTCTACAAGGAGAACTTCGGCATCGAGATCACCAACTACGCGCGGCCCTCGAACTGGTCTTCCGACAAGCTGGACTTGATGCGCTTGTGCTACGAGCGGGAGGGCTTCGACATGGTGACAGACTTCCGTCTCAAGGATCTTCGCCCCGCTGACGTGCTGTGCATGGCGATCGGCGAGAGCAATCCCAACCACTTCGCAATCATCGTTGAGGATGACAAGTTCATCCACCACCTGTATGGACGCAATTCGGCAATCGACACCCTGACGCCGATGTGGGTCGACAAGGCCGCATACATCCTTCGCCACCCCAATGTCCCTGACCTGCGGCCGGTCTATCCCGACATCAACATGATGGATTTGATCAATGCTCGAAACGCTCCTCCAACCCGATGACGTGGAAGAACGGTGCGGCTTCATTCTGAACGACCGCTTGATCGTCCACGTCAAGAACGTCGCCGAGGACAAATCGGCAGGTTACGAAATGGATCCGACCGAGGCGCTGGAATACCTCGACGAGGCCACGGCTACGTGGCACACGCACCCCGACACCGACCCCAATCTGAGTGGTGAAGACTATTCCGGTTTTCTTTCGTGGCCAGATATGGAACACGTGATCATCGGGCGCCGGGCCGGCAAGGTGGTCGTCGCGCGTTACAAGATCGAGAACGGATTGGTGATCGCGTGCGACTGATTTTTCATGGCGAGCTGCGTAAGCTTTTCGGCGACGAGGCGGTCATGCAGGCCGACAGCGTTGCCGAAGCCGTGGAGGGCTATTCGCGTCAGCAGCCAAGCTGGCCGCGCGACATGCGAATTTCGATCGTAGGATTTGACACCGAGGAAAAACTCCTTCAAGGGGCCGATGAGATCCACCTCATGCCCTCGCTATTCGGCGGCGGCGGAAAGTTCGGAACCATCATTCTTGGCGCAGCGCTAATCGGCGCAGCCTTCCTAACCGCCGGCGCCGCTGGCGTTCTTGCTGGGGGTCTTTCCACGTCACTGCTGGTGAGCGGTGGCCTCATGGTGCTGCAAGGCGTCATGGGTCTGTTCATGAAGTCGCCCAAGGTCGGAAAGAACGAAGACCCCGAGGCGTCCAAGTATCTAGGCATCAACAAGAACACAACGGCGGTAGGCACGCCCATCACAATGGCATGGGGTCGGATCGATATCCAGCCTCACTGGCTCAGCCTGCAGTCGGACAGCACCAACATTTCGTATGGCGTGTTCCCAGCGAACCCTTAAAGGATAATCAATGTTCGACAATCTTCGGCCGTTCGCCTCAGAGGTCCAGCTGCTGTATCTCGATGCGATCGAAAAACATGGCACCGAACGCAAAGCGGCTAAGGCGCTGAACCGGCACCACTCCTCAATCCAAGATGCGCTCAAGCGCCTGCGCGTGATCGCCGCGGCACATGGCATGAGCGACGATGTCCGACACAATCTCAACAGCCCGATCCCCGAGCCTTTCATCGCCAAGGGCCACTCGACGCTGGAGCGCGTGTTCGCTGGCGGTGAGCGCGAGACGGTGTTGCAGTGGACCAAGACCAAGCTCGATGACCTCACATGGTTCGAGAACGTAAAGTCCGGCGTCGCTGCCTTCATGGCCGACCAGCCGCCGATTGCAGCGCCGGCTCGCGCGCCGAAGCGCCGTGACCAAGACATCATTCCGTGGATCCAGATCGGCGACGCCCACCTCGGCATGCTGGCGCATGAAGCAGAGACCGGCGCGAACTTCGACCTCAAGATCGCCCAGCGAGAGTTGCTCGCCGCGATCTTCCAACTGATCGACGAGAGCGAGCCCACCGAGCGCCTTGTCATCAACGATCTGGGCGACTTCACCCACTACGAGAACATGGCCGGTGTGACCGATCATTCCGGCCACCAGCTCGACTACGACGGTCGTTTCCCTAAGATGATCGACGTGTACGCCACGATCATGCGCGCAATCATCGACAAGGCATTGACCAAAGCCAACCACGTCGACGTGATCGTCAATCAGGGCAATCACAGCCGGACGAATGACCTGTGGATGGCCGTCCTCCTGCGCAACGTCTATGGCGAGACCGGGCGCGTTCACGTTCTCAACAATCGTTCGCCGTTCATCGCCTACCGCATGGGCCGCACCTTCGTCATGACCCACCACTCCGACACGGCCAAGCCCAATCGTCTAGCCTCGGTGATGGCGACCGACTACTCGGCCGATTGGGGCGAGAGCGACTATCGCTACATCGACATCGGCCACATCCACCACAACATGGTGTCCAAGGAACACCCCGGCGTCCAGATCGAGAGCTGGAACATCCTCGCGCCCAAGGACAAGTGGGCGAACGACGGCGGCTATCGCAGCCGGCAGGCCATCAGCATGGTCGAGCGCAGCCGGACCTACGGCGAGAAGCGTCGGCGCATCCTCGGCATCCGTGAAGTACAAGACTCGATTGAAGCAGCCTGCCTCGCGCGCGGCGACGCGGCGCCTTACCGCGCACCGGTCCTGCGCGCCTTTGCGGTGTAGCTAAAAAGCCTTGCGCACCACGGCGGTTGCCGTGCATGCGCAAGGCATGGCCGAGACTTTCGAACAAGACATTATTCTGGACGCGGATGGCAAGCCGGTATTCTCCGCGCTTGAAACCGTTCGTCAGGAAATTGCCCACATTCAGAAGGCCATCACCCAGATCATGGGTGACAGCAAGGAGGGCACCAAGCAGGTCGCGACGATCCTGTCCAATCAGGTCCGCGAGCTGCAGCAGGCCATGGGTCAGATCCGCACGCTGTCGCAGGCAAAGAACAGCCCCGGCTCGACGATCCAAGACCTCAACAACAACAAGCGCCTTGCGCGCGACACGGTCGCCGCGACCGAGTATGGCCGCACGCTGTCGACGGCGACGACCGCGGCCGAGGGGTTGCGCGCCAAGCTGAACCAGCTGGACAAGGAAGCGGCGGCACGCGGCAAGCGTGGTCTCGGCGAGACCTTCAACAACTCCAAGGCCCGCGAGAATATCGAGGCCCAGATCAAGCAGCTGCGTTCGCTCGACGCCGAGCTGACGAAGATCGACCGTAAGGCCAGCCGCACCAGCGGCGACTTCTCAGCGCAGCGTGCTGACATCAACGCCGCACGCAAGGCACTGGAGACGTCCGTTCTCAAGCCCGGCGTATTCGATCACGGCACCGAGCTGGCTGCGCTGACGCAAGCGCAGGATCGCTATACCGAAGCTCTGAACCGTACCCGCATCGCACAGGCCGAGAGCCTTCGGCTCAGCCGCACGGTTGATCGGGGCTCGATCAAGACCAACGCCGAGCTGTACGCGCGCGACGCCGTAGCGACGAGCGGCTACACCGGAGCGCAGATCGGCGCGCAACTTGAGAAGGAGCTGGCCCTCCAGAAGTTCCAGACAGCTGAGACCGTCGAGCAGAAGGCCGAAGCGCTCAAGCTGCTGGAGATCAAGCGCGCTCAGCTCGCTGCAGTGGAAGCACTGGTCCGCGCCGAGGATCAGGTGGTCAACGCCGAGCGCCGTGCCGCCACGGAGGCTGAGAAGACCGCACAGCGCAAGCTCGATCAGGAGGCCCGTCAGCGCGCCGTGACCGATCGCCTGCTGTCCTCGAACTTCGCTACCGGCCAGATCGAGTCCCTTGGCGCAGACGGCGCCCGCATCGCCGCCAAGTCGCGTATCCTGCTGCTTGAAGAGCAGCTGAAAGCGGCCGAGATTTCCGAGCAGCCGGCGCTGGCCGAAGCGCTGGCACTTGAGCGCGCCCGCACCGCCGAGATCGAACGTCAGATCCGTGCCAAGGTGCAGGAAGAAGCGCAGGATGCCCGCGCCAATCGTGGTACGGTGGGCGGTCGTGTCAAGACCGCAGCGACGAACACAGCCCTCTACGGCGTGGTAGCCGGCGGCGGCTACGCAGCATTCAACTTTGTTCAGCAGCAGCTGACGGACATGATCCAGTTGGAGGACGAGTTCGTCAAGCTGCAGGCCATCGCGAACGCGACCGATCAGCAGCTGGCCCAGTTGAAGGGCACGATCTATGAGATCGGTGCCTCCTCGCGCTTCTCGCTGCTCGACCTCGCCAAGATCAGCCAGACGCT